GCACACGAACCACAAAACCTCGCAAATGCAATATTGATCATTGGATCAGTTTATTTTATGCAATCAGGATTCAGTTGGTGGCTAGCAGCGTTTATAGGATTCGGACTTTTAACATGGGGCCATTGGAGTCAAACAGAGGACCAGAAGAAACTCGTGTTATTAGGAATCAAGCAGACCGAAGCAAACATTCAAAACCTAAATGCGGCCACAGCAATAGCAATCGCAAACACAAAATTAATCATGAGGCAACTTGGACGATGAAACCATTCGCACAAGAAATAATAAGAAGGGTCCTAATCGGACTCGGAATATTCAGCATAATAAAGTGGTTAACTAAATTTAGGAGGGATATAATGAAATTTGAAATATTTAAAGATAAAGCAGGTGAATGGAGATTCAACTTACTTGCAAATAATTACAAAGTAGTTTGTTCAAGCGAAGGATATTCATCAAAGAGAAATGCTCTGAACGGAATTGAGTGTATAATGAAAGGCGCAAAGAAAGCTAAAATTGAAGAGAGGCTAGAATGAAGAAACTACAAATTGAATACGTGAAGATTGAGGACATAATCCCATATAAGAACAACCCTAGAAACAATGACAAAGCAGTTGAGATAGTGGAAAAATCAATAAAGGAGTTCGGATTCCAAAACCCAGTGATCCTTGACAAGAACAACGAAATCATAGCGGGCCACACAAGAATCCGAGCAGCAAAAAAACTCAAAATGACAGAAATACCAACAATCCGAGCAGAGGACCTAACTGAAGAGCAAGTGAAGGCATTCCGAATCATGGATAATAAATCAACAGAGTACGCTAGGTGGGATTTGGATTTATTAAAAGTTGAATTTGATGGGATGGAGAACTTAGAATTCACAGGATTCACAGAAGCAGAGATTGATAAGATTTTGGATCCAAACGAAAAATTCAATGTAGGGAACGTAGAACCAAAGTACGAAATCAAGCTGGGAGACATGTACCAATTAGGAAATCACAGAATAATCTGCGGAGACTCAACCAAAGAAGAAACCTATTTGAAACTAATCCCGAAAAAGGTGGACATACAATGTGTTTTTACCGATCCACCATATGGGGTTAGCTACTCAGGAACAAACAACCCAAACAGGAGAGACTGGAAAGTGATTGATGGGGATGACATGAGAGGGGACCAATTGTATGAAATGTTATTCGAATGCTTCAAGAACATCAATCAGATTTTAATTAAGTGTGGGGCCTTATATGTATTCCACGCGAGTAGTAACCAAATCATATTCGAGAAGGCGCTAAACAACGCAGGATTCCAAGTCAAGCAACAATTAATCTGGAACAAACATCACATCTTAGGCCATTCACACTATCACTGGTGTCATGAACCAATATTTTATTGCAGCAGATTAAACGAGAATCCGGAGTTTTTTGGGACCAGGTGCAACAAGACCACACTAGAAGTAATCGACACGGACAAAATGTCCCATGAAGAGCTGAAGAGTTTTGTAAAGAAGATTAAGGCGCAGAGTACATTCTGGACAATTAAGAAGGATGCAAGCAAGGATTACATCCACCCAACCCAAAAACCAACAAAACTGGCCCAGAGGGCAATTCTTAACAGTTCGAAGATTGGAGATGCAGTGCTGGACCCATTTGCGGGCTCTGGAAGCACTTTGATGGCTTGTGAGGAAAGAAAAAGGATTTGTTACACAATAGAGCTAGACGGCGCCTTTTGTAGCCACATAATCGAACGTTGGGAGAAAGCAACAGGCAAGAAGGGAGTGAAACTATGAATAGCAGCTGGAAGTTTGATTGGACCAAAGAAGAGTTCAACTCAAGCCTAGACGAAGAAGAGCCAAGATGTGTTTTTATGCCATCAGTGGTAAGGAAGGAGTTCAATTCACACAAAAAAGCCCGAATAAATCAAGTAGAAGGAATGATTGAGAGACTTTTTGACAAAATTGAAGCAAACAAGGAGGTAAAATTATGAAAGTTAAGAATGTGAAGTTGAAGGATGTTATTTCCTACAAGAACAATCCCCGGAAGAACGAACCGGCAATCGAAGTGGTGATGAAGAGCATTGAGGAGTACGGATTCAAAGTCCCGATTATTTTGGATAAGGATAGTGTGATTGTTGCTGGCCACACGCGAGTGATGGCGGCCGAAAGACTAGGAATGAAGGAAGTGCCGGCAATTTATGCTGACGATCTGAATGAGAAGCAAATCAGAGCATTCCGAATCATGGACAACAAGTCCCAGGAGTACGCGGAGTGGGATAAGGATTTATTGAGTGCAGAGTTTAAGTTTTTGAATGACGCGGGATTTGACATGGAACTGACAGGATTCACAGAAGAAGATATTGATGCGGATTTGAAGTTGAATGCGGCCGAGAATGAGAATTTATTTGGAGACAGACATGAGGTGATTATGCTAGTTCCACCTGAGGCGCCAAGACTGAAAGAACGAATGATGTTGAAATGCAAGCGGATTGAGGATTATAAGAAGATTAAGAATTTTTTTGAGAAGAACGAGGACTTATTGGTTGAGACATTATTGGAGATGGTGAAATGAAGTTGAAGTATTTCAGCACGTTCAGTGGAATCGGAGGCCTAGACTTCGGATTAAAAGACCAGGAGTGCGTGGGAATCTCAGACATCAAACAGAGCTCGGTTCAGATTTACCAAAGAAGGATGGGGAACTTGAAGAACTGGGGAGACATCACAGAGATAGTACCCAAAGAGTTGCCAGACTTCGACCTATTTGTGGGAGGCTTTCCATGTCAGACATTCAGCATGGCCGGAATGAGGAAAGGATTCGCAGACAAGAAAGGGAAGATGATTTTTTATATTTATGATATTTTGAAGGAGAAGCAACCGAAGTACGTAGTCCTGGAGAACGTGAAGGGGATTATAAGCCACAACAAAGGAAGGACCATCAAATCAGTTGTGTCATTGTTGAGTAAACTGGGATATTACGTGAGAGTGATTTTATTGAATAGCCTTTATTACGGAACAGCGCAGAGCAGAGAACGAGTGATATTTTTGGGATGCAAGAAGGACTTCGAAGCAAAAACCCCGGAGATACGAGATGACACAAAGCGATTCCGAGACATAAGGGAAAAGAACGGCCACTTCAAATTCATCAAGAGGACCGAAAGGATCCAAATGAAACTGGACCAGGAACATCCACAGAGATTCAACACAGAGTTGATAGGCGGATACGATCGTGTGGGAACCTTAACAACACAGGAGGGATGTGGAGATAAAGCAGTATATGAGGAAGATGTTGATGACTTTAGGCTATTAACCCCACTCGAGTGTGAGAGGTTGCAAGGATTCCCTGACAACTGGACTGAGGGAGAAACCCCTAACAATCGATATTTCGCACTAGGAAACGCTGTAAACTGCAAAATGAGTGAGTATTTGTTTAAAGATTACCTCAAAGGGGTGTGGTTTTGATGGAGAATCCGACACAATCCGACACTATTGAGCCTATTGAACCCGAAAAACCCAAAAGAGTGACCAAAGTCCAAAAGAAGAAGCTGATGATTGAGTCATTGGGAAACCAATTAGGAATCGTTTCAATCTCATGCAAGCAGGTAGGGATCCACAGAGATACACACTACGCATGGATGAAGGAAGATAAAAAATACAAACAAGCCGTTGAAGATGTGACCTACAATCTGAAGGACTTCGGAGAGAATGCTTTATTGAAGTTGATGAAGAATGAGCATCCAGGCGCAATCATATTTTTTAACAAGACTAGGAACAAAGACAGAGGTTACTACGAGAAGCAAGAAATCGAACATACTGGAGAGGAACAACCAAACACATTCAATCTAATAGTCAAGTCTGTGGAGGAAATCAAAAGTGAGAAACTTAACAATCAGCCCAAAGCAACATGAGATGCTCATTGCACTTGAAGATGATGAGCATACCGAAGTATTTCTAGGAGGCGCGGCCGGAGGAGCAAAATCATTCACCCTTTGTTTATGGCAAATCAAAAGGAGATTACAATACAAAGGTTCTAGAGGATTTTTGGCGAGGGCGCGGCTTAAGGATTTGAAAGCTTCAACACTTTTAACATTTTTTGAGGTTGCAGGGAAACTCGGCCTAATGCTAGGAGTAGACTACAAATACAATGCCCAAATTTCCGTAATTACCTTCTCGAATGGGAGTGAGGAATATTTGAAGGATTTATTTTTATATCCAAGTGATCCTGATTTTGTTTCGCTTGGTTCGACTGAGTATACTGATGGCGCAATTGATGAGATGGGTGATATAACTGAACAGGCGTATCAAATCATTCGAAGTCGTATGAGGTTCAAATTGGATGAGTTTGGGTTGATTCCAAAGATTGGGATGGGTTCTAATCCATGTAAGACTTTTATTTATAGAGATTTTTATAAGAAGTGGCGAGACGATGAGCTCGAACCATTTAAGGCGTATGTGCCGGCGAGTGTTTATGACAACCCATTTATCTCAGTGCATTATATAGAAAACCTAAAAAAGCTAGATAAAAAGAACAGAGAGAGATTATTGAATGGGAACTGGGAGTATGATGATGATCCAACAAAAATATTTGAGTATGACTGCATCATTGATTTATTCACCAATGAGGCCAAGCGAGGGAAGAAATATTGCATAGTGGACCAGTCAGGATTCGGCCGGGATAGTTGTATGGTGTCGATTTGGGATGGGTTGTTTATTACTGAACTTCTACAATTCGAAGAAGGATTGTCGAGTAGCCAGTTGGATGAGATATTAACATCTAGGAAGATTCCTAGAAGTTGTTGCTTAGTGGATGAGATTGGTGTAGGTTTTGGCCTGAAGAAAGAGATGCCGGAGATTATCGGATTCGTAGCAAATGCGGCCCCATTAAAGAAAAAGAAACAATCAACGGATGATGAGGGACTAGACAATTACAAAAACCTAAGAAGCCAGTGCTGGTTCGAATTAGCAAACCATGTTAACTCTGGGATGATAGGAATTTATAGAGAACTCCCAATAAACATCAAAGAATTAATCATTGAGGATTTAGAAGTCATGAAACAAATGGACTCAGACAAAGACGCAAAGATGCGAGTCATAACAAAGAAAGAATTACATGATACGGCCGCCTTGAGCAGATCCACAGATGCAGGAGATGTTATGATGATGAGAATGTATTTTGAGATTAACCC